TAGGCCGCCCACACCGCCCGGCTATGCACGCGCCGCCTCGACGCTTGCGCGTAGGGTAGCGACGGCGTAGCGATCCGCCTCCCGCCCCGCCGCCATACCCTCGCGGTAGGCGCGGATCACGGCGAGAAGCTCCCGCCTCGAAACATAGCCGCCCGATACCGCACGCACGCCGCCATGCTCGTTGATGACCTGCACGAGCTGCCAGCCGCCATACGCCCCCATGACGTAGTAGCGCCCGATAATCCACGCGCCCACGCCGCCCTCGCCGTAGCGGTACGCCGTACCATCGGCCTCGTCGGGCGATAACCCCGCCCATAGGTTGAGGCCACGCAGCGCCCCGTCGATATCCTTCTGGGTAATCCTGTCGCTCATTATTCTCCTCCTTCTGGGCACGTTGCATGGTGCCCCTCATGGTGCTCTTCGCATCCCGGCGCGAAGCCGCACGCCCCGCACACAATAGATTGACACGCCGCCTTGCCGCACGTCTCGCACGCCATGCACGCATCGAGCGGCATCTTGCAACGCCGTAGCCCTTCAGCTACCTCCTCGCCCTCCGTAAGGATCGGCGTGGCCTCTTCGATCCAGGCGGGATCGTATTTCTCTTCTACGCAACGCGCACACTCTACCGCGCCGAGCGCGTAGCTTGTTTCGTAGTAGGAGCGCCCTGCCTCTCGCGTATTTGTCGCCATAGTGTACCCCCTTCTATCCCGGCGAGGATTCTCCCCGCCGTACTACTTAAATACAAGCTCCCCAAGCTCATAGTCTGCCGTAATGTGCCGCATGATTTGGTAGAGCTCCCAGGCAAGCTCATGCTCGCCCCGGGCATCCGCCTCGCGGATGCACTCCATATAGGGCGCGGCTAGCTCTCGCGCCGCCTTAAGCGTTGCGATATCATCCGCCAGGCTCATGCTACGCCCCTCCCATACGATGCTCGAAATAGCGTAATGCGGTAGGCGAGGCCAGGCCCACTACGCGCCGCCATAATCGCCTCTTGCTCTACGCGCTTAGCCTCTTCATAGGTTGCGTGCACGGTGTCATGATCGCCGCCTGGTTTGTGGCGGCGTACAATCCATCCGCCCCTCATGATAGCCCCCCGGCACGTGCCGCCGCCCTGAATAGGCGCACGGCCTGGCGCTTAGTGTAGCCCATGAATAGCCGCGACACATACGCGCCGCCTATCATCGCCTCGATCCGATACGCGCCGCCGTTTACGCCCGCCGTGCGGGTTATTGTGAGCTCGATCCTGCCCATAGTGTACCCCCTTCGATTCTGGCGGGGATTCTCCCCGCCCTACGCCATACCCTACGCCATGCGGCACGGGGTGTCAATAGGGGGGCGAGCTCATGCCCGCCCCCCGTAGCCGTGCCGCCCCCTAATAGGCGGGCGCCGTGTCGAGCGTGTAGGCGTAGCCGCCCTCCATCGCCCCCGCCGATACGATAGCCGGAGCGTAGGCCTCGCCCTCGCGCCGCATATCATCGAGGAGCGCGAGCGCCGCCGCCGTGTGCGCCTCGTACTGGTTGAGCTCATACGGGTAGCTGATCGCAACGCGCGGGCGCTTACCCGCCCCTGCTAGGCGGGCAACGATCCGCGCCCCGCGTGTATTTGTCGCGCCGTAGTATCGGGTAAGAATAACGGCGTGCGTGCCGCCCGCCGCCGTAGCGGTAGCGTGTACCCTCGCCGCGTCGATTGTATAGCCCTTCATGATCGCGCCCCCTTCATGCTATCGGCTAAGGGGGCGGGATTCTCCCGCCCCCCGCCCTTTGATTGTAGCCGCTAGAATCGGCTACCCGTGCGACGTTGCGCGAGCGCGTCGTCGATCGCCCGCCCCGCCCCGTATGATCCCCCGCCGCTATCGGCTAGGGCGCTACGGGCGCGGCTAGCGGCTACCGCTACCGCGTCGAGGAAGCGCCCCCCGTCAAACGTCGCCCCGCTATCGTGCAGGGTATCGGCTACGGCGAGGGCTACCCGATAGGCCGCCCCCGCAGCCCGGATACCCTCGCCGCCCCCGTCGATGGATTCTACCGCTACCGCCCGCCCTAGCGTATCGGCTAGCTTCACATAGTCGCGCCTCGACATGCTCATGATTCTATTCTCCCCTCATACTATCGGGCGGGATTCTCCCGCCCCCTTCGATTGTACCCTTAGCAGGGTAGCCCCGCCGCCCGGTTGCAGGGTAGCAGCAGGATCACAATAGCCCCGCCGATAATCCCCGCCCAGGCTAGGCGGTGCAGCATACGGGCGCGGCGCTCCCGCGCTTGGTGCTCTGCAATCGTGCGCAATGAGGCGACGCGGTAGCCCCGCCTCATCGCGCCCCCCCCTTCGCGTTGCAGCGGCACGTGTCGCAATGGGCATCATACCCGTGCTCTTCGCAGCACGTATCGCATTCATACGGCGCACCCTCTTCGAGGATATCCGGTTGCGCCTCTTGCGCGGATAGCCCGCCGCCCTTTGTGCCCGTCGCCTCTTCGATATATAGGGCGTCATGTGCCAGACATACCCGCAACGGCGGGCAGCTAGTACCCTCGAAGCGGCGCACGGCGTAGGTTGTGAATCCTGGCGCGGCGTAGTCGTCGAGCATCGCCCCTAAGCGATCCCCCCGCCCTACCGCGAGGATCGCACGCCCCCTCTTAGCCTCTTCGAGAATTTCGGCACAATCCCCGCACAACCGGGTGCCGCGCTCGGCGGCGTAGTAGTCTCCCCTGCAACGCTTGCAGACATAGGCGCGATCCATAGCGTACCCCCTTCGATCATGGCGGGGATCATCCCCGCCTGGTGCAATCATAGGGGGTGCCAGGGATATGTGCAAGGGGCGTTGCAGAATTTGGGGGTGTAGCTGGTTGTTCTATATTGTTCTATTTGAATAGGGGTTTATGGGCAACCGAGCGGGTCGATAGGGGCGGGGGTGATGCAATCACACCCGGGCGGGTGGTAATAGCTGCAGCGTGTCGCATATGTGGCAAAGCGGCCGCATGGGGATCCTGGCGGTATCGGCGGGGGGTACCCGGTTAGGGCTAGGGGTAGCCCCTACGGGGCGGGGGTATCGGGTACGGCTAGGGGGTATCGCCCCCTCTCCCCTCCCCTCCCCCCTCGACAAGGCCACCTGTCGCCCATCGACAAGGGCGCTTGTCGTAGGATGGCACGTTTTGTGCCACCCCCCTCTCCCCCTAGCCGTTCGAGGGCTGGGCGTGCGCGGGCTAGGAACACCCAACCCCGCAATGAACACCCCTTCTGATAAGGCCACCCCCCTTTTGAGAAGGGTTTCACCCCAATCTGTTAACGCAGCTCTGTTAAGTTGTGCTCAACAGCCTCCCTCATAAAGATTAAGAAACCTTAATGATGTTATTTTTGACAAAACACCCCCGTTTTTCTGGTTATATGGGGGAGACACAGAGGGGGCAACGAACTCACCCTCCACAAGATTGGTCTCTCACTCAATAGAGTTCGCTCTGGCCGCTAGGCCAGATTAAGAATGGGGAAACCCAAGGAGTTAAAAATGCCAAAGGGCAAGATTCTGATGGGGAAGAAGACCCCAGCAAAGCCAGCAGCCAAGCCTGCTCGTCGTCCACAGTTGGACAAGATGGGTCCAAACCAGGGGTTTAACATCATTGGAAAAACCGCAGCGGGAAAGAACATTAAGACTCTTGAAACAGGCATTGGCATTCGAAATGCACAAAATGCCTACTACGGCAACCCAGTAAACAAGCAGCAGATTCTCAAGGAAGAGCGAGTTCGGGCTAAGGCTGGAGCAAATAGCATCTACGCCAACCGAAATTATGACCGCAAGGGCGGCAAGTAATTATGGGACCATTGAAGCCAAAACCAGTAAAGCCACAGCCAAAGTTCCCATCGATGATGGAGTTCAATGGCCCACGACGCACGGGCAAAAGCGCACTGGATCAGGGACTAGATTTTGTCTTCTCCCCATTCACGGCGCTATCGGGCATCGTGAACCAGAACGCCCCCATCAAGAAGGGTGGCAAGTACCAGGTTCCGCAGGACATGATGAAGGGGCGAACAAAGCGCCAGAACTCAGTCACTGCAAACCCACGTTCGCGCAAGGGCGCAATCGCTGGTGCCGCAGTTGGCAAGATGCGAAAGCCTATTCGGGGTATGAACAGCCGCTAATAGTTACAACGCCACCGATTCAGAGGGGGTCGAATGTCCAAGGCGATCACGCACTACGTCAATCGCTGCAAGGACATCCTCGGGTTGGGGCATTGGACAGTCACGGTAGGAGCTGGCGCTCCGCCTGACGATTCCTGGGCTGACGTAGAAGTCAGCACGAACCTGTATAACGCCACCATCCGCTTCTCTCCAGATCTCTGGAAGCAGAAGAAGGACGAGATCCGACGGGTGGTAGCGCACGAACTGATCCACCTGCACCAGGCAGGGGTGGAGCGTCTCGTTGAGGCGTTGGAGGCGTCGCTGGGATCAGCGGCCCATAGCATCCTCAGCCACGTATGGGATGTTGAAACGGAGCGAGCGGCTGACTCGCTTTCCGTCCCCCTGGCTCGGCTCTTGCCGATGCCGAGCATAGGAGAAGAATAATGCCGTTGAAGAAGGGTTCATCGCAGAAGACGATCTCTGCGAACATTCAAATGGAGATGCACAAGGGTTATCCTCAGAAGCAGGCCATTGCGATGGCACTGCGTGCTGCTGGTAAGAACAAGCCAATGACCGAAGCGCCAAAGAAGGTTGTCAAGACCCATACGCACAGCAAAGTTGTTGTGAAGTTTGGCGTTGCCAAGGACCAGATGGGCATGAGCAAGAAGGCTCAGAAGCGTCACGAGAAGGCAGAGCCACGACGTAAGAAGGTCATGGAGACCAAGCGATACGGGGCGTCATAAGCTTTGTCCCGCTTCACCTCAACCAAGGTAATCAACAGCCGCTGGCGAAACAATGATTTCGTCGGCGTAGCTGGTTCTACCCACACCTTCCCAGACCAGTTTCATGATGAGTTCCTGGTGGACTGGGCGTTGCAGATCTCCGACGGTTCAATTGTCATTACGGAAACCCCGACGACGGGGGTCATCCAGATGTCTAGCCTTACCGTTGGAAATATTACCCTCACTGGAACTGCGACTGGAAACTTTGGTGGAGGATCAGGGACGTATGTAAGTAAAACTGGCGATACCATGAGTGGCCAGTTGCTTGTCTCATCAGCCACCACCACAACGACTGTTGGCTTTGGCGACATCATTTTTGCTAAGAATACCTCGTATGGATCCATTGCAGTAAATGCACCAGGCGACAATCTCCACATTCGATCTAAGAATGCAGTTGAAGTTATAGGTCAAACTGGAGCAGCCCCAGTAAGTCTACGGGCAAAATCTATTGGAGTAAACTCCAGCACCACATCTCCAACGCTTGTAGACGACGGCATCACGTTTGGTGATGATGTCAATCTCTACCGAGTGTCTGCTAATGCACTAAAGACTGACGATGCCCTTGAGGTTGTTGGAGCACTCACCAATGGCGGAACCTCAGTCAGTTTATCAACGCACACCCATGCTGGTATTGGCGTATCAAGCGTTAGCGGAACTTTGCCAATTACCACAAGCGGAACAACTGCTGTTACTGTTGCAATTAACCAAGGATCAACCACGGCAGTCGGAGTGTTGCAACTCACTGATTCAGTTAGCAGCACTAGCACAACAACAGCGGCTACACCGAACAGCGTCAAGACATCGTATGACTTGGCAAATGCAGCACTTGCAACTTCTGCGTTTGCCCAATACAATCAAGGTTCTGGAAATTCAGCGATCGTTTCTAACGCTCCTTGGTATATCTTTTTAAACAGTCACGCTTTTGCTCTTGGTACTGCTTACTTCAATCGAATTGTTCCATATAAAAACATTACGCTCTCTAATATCTCATTTGCTTCAGCAGGGGTGACATCATCTGGATTAACCCTGTGCAGATTTGGAATTTACACTCGTAGCGGAACAACAATGACGCTTGTAGCGCGTACTGCCTCAGACACAACCATCGGAGCTACTGCAAATACAAAATACACACGAGCATTAGATACAACTGGCGGTTATCCAGCAACCTACTCAATGACGGCAGGGAGTGAATACTTCCTCGCTGTTCTTTCAACAGGAAGCACTAACTGGAATGCTGTTGCAGTTGGAACTATGACTAACAACCCAACAGGTATTAGCGGTTCGGTAATGTATTTTAAATCAAGTCAAACTGACCTCACTGCAACGGTAACAACAGTCAGCACAAACAACAACTATCACTATGCTGAGGTGTCCTAATGCCAGTAATTACTGAACCAGCCGTCTACGATCCCGAAACTGGTTTTTTGGTTGAGATTGTTCGAGATGCCGAGACTGGCGAGATCATCGGCAAGAACGAGCGATACCCAGATCCAGTAGTAGAGGATACGCCTGAGTGACTGACCTTGCGCCAGTCCTAACGGGCTGCCATGTCTGTCGAAGTCCTCTTGTTGAGGCAATCAACAAGAAGATGCGCGACGGAATGTCAGATGTGCAGCTTTCCAAATGGCTCGCAGACGCTGGACACTACATTTCCCGCATCACTCTTGGCAAGCATAAGCGTGACCATCTCACCGAAGACCACGAACACAAGCGCATTTCCGCAGTAAAGCACCTACAGAAGCAGAAGAAAACCATTAAAGCAACGGGCGATCTGGCAATGCTGGTGCGAGACTACGTACATAGTGCGGTACAAGAGGGCGATTTGACGCCAACGCTGGCAGAAGGCCTTCGCGCACAGGAAATGATTGACCGACGCCAAGAAAAGGGCGCTGATCGAGAGGTTGCTCTGCAACTTGCGGGCATCTTGGGCGGCGGAGCCACGTATCAGATCATTGAGGCAACAGAAATCAAACCATTAGGGGTCGGAGACTCGGAGTCATGATTGCGATTCGCAGCCATTCTAAGCGCAATTGTACTAGCAAGCCTTGTAATTCCAACCATTGCTCGTGCAAACCAGCAGGAAGTCTGGTGCGGGGACTGGAATCCCTATACACAGGAGTTTCAAACTTGGGGACCGCTCTGGTGGGAAGATCAGCCATGGGAAAATCTGTGGTACGAACTATGCCTACCAAATCGACCGTGGGATCCGATTCCTTGGGGACCGAATCCAACGCCGAGCGCGAGTGTGGAGCCTAGCCTTGAGCCGACACCAGAGCCTACACCCAGCCAGACGCCTGAGCCGACGCCAGAGTTTACACCAGAGCCGACTCCGACTCCGACTGAAGAACCGACGCAAAGCCCAGTACCAACTCCGACTGAAACTCCGCAGCCTACGCCAACAGTAGCTCCAAGTGAGCGACCATCATCAACTCCAACGCGAACTCCAGATCCTAGTCCAGAACAAAGCGGAACGCCGACTCCAAGCGAGACGCCAAGCGAAAGCGTCACTCCGAGTCCTGAACCAGTTTCAGTCCCTAGCGTGGATTCTGATGGGCCAGCGGGTGCAGTAGTAGAGGCTGTTAGCGAAGCGGTCGCAGCAATTTCAGAAAGCATTGGGGAAGCAGTTACTGCGGTAACCACCCTAGGAAAAGATCTCTCGGTCGAGGAGAAGAAGCAGGCTCAACCAGTCGCGGTGGCAATCATCGTGAGCCAGGTAGCCCAAGCAGCAGCGGCGGCATCCTTGATTAGCGGGAGGAACAAGAAGTGATTTCACGCATCATTAACGATCTTGTAGGCGGATCATGGACGATCCTTGGTTTGCTCTTTGCAGTCGTTGTACTGCCAGATGGGGCAACCAAAGACACAATGTCAGCAATCTTTACTGGATTGACACTAGTATGGTTCATTACTGGACCACTAAGATGGAAGGATTAACAAATGAAGCTTAAGGTTTTTAGCCAACTACCATACGCTGAAAAGGGTGGTCGCATTGACGATTGCGGTCCATCCGCACTTGCCGCTGCAATTTATCATTCATCTGGTGGTGCTGAGAATCCTAAAGTTGATGGAACGATTGCTGCGGCAGCCAAGGCTGGTCGAGTAGACAAAGAAGGTTCCAGCGAGGGGACAACCTTTGAGCAGATCGTTAAGGCTGCAAAGTTCCTTGGCGCAACACTGACCATTGCTCCAACGTGGGCAAAGGCTGTTGCGGAGATGAAGAACGGCAAGGCTGTCTGCGTTGCTTTCCGTGCCGCTATCGCTACGCCACCAAACGCAATCAGCGCGTGGCAACGCGGCTCAATGAAGCGGCACCCTGGACACACCTACGCGCACTACGCCACGCTCGCCATCGTTGATGGTCAGTTTGTCTTTGCCGATCCGACGATGAGCGGCAAGGGTGCCGAAGAGTTCGGTGTGGTGATCACTGAGGCTGAAGCAAAGATGCTTGCTCACTGGGGCATCGCTGAGGTCAATGCCAAACGCAAGACGCCAATGGCATGGATCTGCACAACCAAAACAAAGGCGGTGGCACCAACTGGCCCAGAAGAGACTGATGAGCCTGCCACAATCGTCGTAGAGGCACCAAGGAAGCCCGTAGAGGCTCCAAAAGTAGAATCTGGTACTAAGACACCATCCGAGTTGGATAGTGCAATGAAAGCCCTAGAAAAGGTCGACTGGGCATCAATCGGAGCGAAGGGTCTAGCTCTGGCAGGAGATGCGGCTGAGGCCGCAAAAAAGGAGAAGACCATTATGGGGAAGATTGGCGCATGGCTAAAGTACATCGCAGACAACAGCAAGATTGACGAGATGCTGCTAGATGCAGTACGAACGTTCCTTACCGTATCAATCTCGGTCGCACTCGGTTTGGGCATTCCGCTTCTGGATATCAGCGGGGGAGACTTCCGTACTATCCTAAGCGCAGGTCTGGCATCGGCACTCCAGATCCTTGTCAAGGCTCTTGATCCTAACTCAACGGAATACGGAATTCAGAAGAAGAAGTAATGTCCAACAAGTGGGTCTATGTCGGCGGGACATTTGACCTCTTCCACGCAGGACATATCAACTTCCTCAACCTTTGTGCCGAATACGGCAAGGTGGTTGTTGCACTAAACACGGATGAGTTTGCTGCTCGGTATAAGCGGCGACCAATCCTCTCCCTCACCGAGCGATACGACGCAGTTGAGGCATGCAGGTTCGTAGACAAGGTAGTAGTCAACATCGGAAACGAAGACAGTTGGCTTACCATCAACACAATGCCAATCGACTGCGAGGTCAAGTACATCGCCCATGGTGATGACTGGACTGGAGAAGCTCTCCTCAAGCAGTTGAACATCAGCCAACCATGGCTAGATAACAAGGGCATTGAGATGCTGTACATCCCGTACACCGCTGGTATCTCAACAAGCGACATTATAGGGAGAATCAATGGCGAGCATCACCGTCGTGGTAACTGCTCATGCGGACTCGGAGAACCTTGTTCGTACCCTGGAATCCGTGGGCCAGCAGACGCTGAAGCCTGATGAGATCTTTGTTCTCTGCTCTGAGATCGATCTTGAGGGTATCTGGCAGCAGTTCCCGTGGGTCAGGTTCTACAAAGAGCCAAACCTCAACGACTGGGGTCACGACAAGAGGGCCAAGGGGCTTGACCTGGCGACATCTGAATACACCGCGTGGTTCAACCACGACGACTCCTACGACCAGACCTTCATCCAAGAAATGATGGAATCTGCATCAGGCGGCGCAGATGTGCTATACTGCGGCTGGAGCAAGAACCACACTCCATCCTTTGCCCCTGGGCAATCCACCTCTGGCAACTACATTGCCAAGACTAGCTACGCTCGCAAGGCTGGCTACACCGACCGCCACTACGAAGCGGACGGCACCTTCATCAATCGACTGGCCGCACTTGGCGGCAAGATTGAGTTCCTACCCAAAGTCCTATATTTCCACAATGAGGTGAAGTAATGCCCAAGAGTGCTGCATGGCAACGCAAAGAAGGCAAGAATCCTCAGGGCGGCTTGAATGCCAAGGGTCGTGCGTCCTACAAGGCGCAGACTGGCGGCACGCTGAAGGCTCCTGTCAAGAACGGAGACAATCCGCGACGAGCCTCTTTCCTCGCCCGTATGGGCGGTATGCCTGGTCCAGAGCGTGACGAGAAGGGTCAACCGACACGCTTGCTCCTTAGCCTTAAGGCTTGGGGCGCCAGCAGCAAGGCGGATGCCCGTGCAAAGGCAGCCGCGATCAGCAAGCGCAACAAGGCTTGAAGCAACTAGCCAATGAAGTTGCGGTCGATCTGGCTCGTGGTCGCTCTGACATCGAGTTCTTTGCTCGCAGGTGGCTTGGCATCCAGGGCAATCCTGGACAGGTTGCATGGTGGAAGTCCTGCTCCGAGCGCGATGAGTCTGGGTACCGACCGAAATACATCACAACCGTCGTATCCGCTGGCAACCGTGCGGGTAAAACGATGGCAATGGCGGTGGTCTGTTTCCACCACGCCTTGTACAAACTGGGACTTCCAAACCCGAAATATGGTGATTCCAAGTCCCACCTTGAATGGCTAGATTCTCCCTATGAATGGTTCCACATTGGTATTCAGCAGGAGACCGCAGAGCTAGTCTTCCGAGAGATTGAGACCATCCTCACTGGCCAGCACCCAGCTCAAAAGGGTCGTGGTTGCCCAATGGTCAGGGAACTTGGTAAGATCGTAGAGACAACCAAGAAGTATCGCGGTGAGTATCCGTGGATCAAGTTCAACCCGATTGTCGGTGGGGCAAGCATCCACTTCCGAACTACGCAGGATCGAGCAAAGGCTCTCCTTGGTAAGGACATGAACGGCATCTCGTTTGACGAAGCGGCGTTTGAGCCGCACTTGCTGATGATCTACCAAGAGGTGCTGAACCTACGACGACTCTCCACTGGCGGACCACTCCACTTCATTGGAACGCCAACCGAAGGATTCAACGAATACGCAGATCTCTGGGAGAAGGGTAATCCTGAGAACCCAGAGCGCGACTCCAAGTTCATCTCGTTCCGATTGTCCACACGGGACAACATCGGCTACGGATTGACCCAAGAAAACTTTGATGATGTTGTTCGCCAGCAGGCTGAGTACCTCATCCCACAGAACATTGACGGATTCTTCATTGAGGCACGAGACGCATTTTTCTGGTCTCAGTCCATTCAAGCAGTATTCAAATCAGGAGTCGAAGAGTTAGGCCCGACACGTCACCATAAGTATGTCCAGGGTGTAGACCCAGGGATTTCACATGACGCAACGTGGGCGATTACACTCGACATTACTGACAGAAAACTCCTTCGCGGCACGCGGATTAGAAAGCGTGGCGGCAAGCAGAGCATCTCTGCCGTCGTGAACATGGTCCGCGAAGGACATCTCCTCTACCAACAGGACGGTGCGTATTGCACCACCATCGTCGATTCCACAGGACTCGGTGGACGACTATTTCAACAGGAGTTCAGCATCATCCGCCCGCTCCGAGGATTTGACTTCGGTGGCACCAAGGCGAAAAAGGTAGAACTCCTCAATGACTTGAAGGCGGTCCTAGACAAAGGACAAATCGAACTGCCAACTGGCGGTGCGTGGGATGAGATGCGAAGGCAACTCCTCACCTACAAATTGGATGATAAGAAGCTGGAGCAAGATGCGGTAATGGCACTGGCCATTGCTGTGCGACACGCTTTGCGAAACCCAGAGAAGCCCGTGAACGATCCAGTGTTCACATATTTTGGAGTGAGTGACTGATGGCCGACAAGGTACGAAAGATCCCGCGTGCGTTCCAGGGAACGCGAGCGATTCCAGCGCAGTACACGACTGACCCTGATATCGCCACGCCTGAGCAGATTGCCTCCATTGGTACCGCCAATGCCAAGGCACGAAATATTGCCAAGGGTAATAACGCTATTTCCCCAGCATCTACTGCTGCTCCAATTAGAACCAACCTTACTGGCGGTCAGCCGAACCTGCCACAGGTCAAAGGCAAGCCGATCAACACAACTCCTGCTGGTCTTACTGCAACAAGCAAGTCAAGCGTTGACGCTGGTGCTGCGTTTACTGCTGGTCTCAAGGGTGCTGCTGGCAGCGAGAACGAATCGCTCTTTAGCAAGCCAAACCAGAATCCTCTGCCAACAGATGCTGCACCAAAGAAGAGCCGAGTGGTTGATGCACTTGACCGACTTCGAGCGGCTTCAGAATACTTCAATGGAAACAATGTAAGCGGCGGTGCAGGTAAGCCAGCCAAGCAGACGCCAAACAGAACGACTACTCGCGGCACGATTGCGACTTCCCCATCTAAGGTAAATGTCTCTGGGGGTGCTGGATCACCTGCTGCACAGACACCAAATAGCCCGCTGACGCGAGCACGAATTAAGGAACTGCTCAATACGCCAAGAGTAGAAAGCACTGGTGGGCAGATTGCCACAGCGCCAGAGACAATCAATGCAACAAGCAAGGCTCCAGTAGTTCGCACGATCAAGCCGAACTTTGAGAAGCTTGCTCTTGGCGAGCAGGCATCCTTGAAGATGTCAGAGACCTCACTTAGCGGTCAGGGGATTGATCCGAGCAAGGATGAGTCGCATCTCCTACTCCAGGAGATCCTTGGGCGCAAGCAGTTGGTTGAGCCAGAGCAGAATCGCCTTCGCTCGCTCTTCCGCCGCATGGACAACCTTTACCACCCAGAGACCATGACCCTTGGTGGTGCCGACCACTGGGCAGATGATCCAAGCGCACGGCTTGCTGGTCGAGCACACGTCTCGGTCAACATCCACCACGCCTATGTGCAGATCCCAGCCTCTATCCAGGCTGTGCGACCAGTCGTCAACTATGTTGCCACTGGACCAACGACTGAAGAGCGCGACGCCGCACAACTGCGCGAGCGACTCTACTTCCGCTGGTGGGATTCCAACGAGATGGACTTGCTCCACGAGCACGCTGCGCTTCTCAAGGAACTCTACGGCCATACGGCGGCAAAGGTCTTCTGGGATCCAGTTTCGGAACTGCCAAAGGTCAGCGTCATTGAGCGACCAGAGAACCTCTACCTTGGCTTTGGCGACAGCGACTTCAACCGCCTAGACTGGGCGCTCTACTGCTACGGTATGTCACCACAGTCAGTCCAAGAGGACTACGGCGTGGATGTCATCCCTGTCAAGCAGGGCGACAAGTATTTCCCATACACGACCCGTGGCACACACGACGACCCAATCGGCAACGTGTGGTCCAACACCTTTGAGCGCAATCCGCTCCGCCGCGAGACTGCCTACGAGCAGATGCAGGTTGAGGTCTACGACTACTGGTACAAGGTACCAACCAAGCCAGGTAAGGCTCCACTTGTGTACAACGCCATCTTTGTTGGCAACTCGCTGGTAAAGAACGATGCGCACCCTGAGTATCAGGGGCAGATCCCGTATGTCCACCTACCAAACGGCAAGATCCCTGGTAGCCCATACGGTAAGCCAGCACTCTACGATGCCGAGCAGTTGCTCCGAGAAAAAGACGAGCGAGTCACCGCTATGGCGCAGATGATTCAGTCCATCGTCGGTGGGCAGATGTGGCAGCTCGTTGGACCAGAGGCTCCTGATGAGGTACCGCCAAACGCGCTACCAAAGCCAGGTCGCGTCGCAACCCCTGGACCTGGCAACGAACTCCGTGCCATCCAGCCGTTTATCCCTTCGTTCCAGATTGAGCAGTACATCGGTCGTATCGACCGAGAACTTGCTGTGGCAACGGGCTTGAACGACCTGCTCCTTGGTCTCGCACCCGCACAGGTTCTTGGTTCGTCACGAGCCATCGCCGCGCTTATTGCCAACTACGAAGCACGCCTTGCCCCAAAGCGCAAGGTGTTCTATCAGTGGATGCGACAGGTCTGGGAGATGTGCGCCCGCATTTGGGAAATCAAGAACCCAGCCGTTGCGGAAATCATTGGCGGCCAGTACCGCATTGACATCGTTGCGCCAGAACTGACGCCACGAGACACGCTGGAACTTGCCAGCACCGCGATCAACCTAGTCCAGAACCGACTGTGGAGCGCCGAGCGTGCCATGGATCGAGTGGGTGTGGAAGATCCGATTGGCGAGAAGGACCTCATCCGTGATGAGCAGACTGACGCAACGCTGAACCCTGCTGCTGTCGCAACGATGGCACAGGTGATGCAGCAGATGAGCCAGATGCAGCAGATGCAGGGCCAAGCCCAGCTTCAGCAGCAGGCGGCTATGACGCAGCAGCAGACTGCTAATGCCCAGCGCACAATGCAGCAGGGTGTTCCTGGGAGCCAGTCCCTAAACCAGCCAGAGAACCAGGCGCAGTTGCCGCCTGAAGCTTTGCCAGCAAACGCCGCTGCGCCAGGATCAGAGAACCTGATCCCAGCGCCGACTGGCACCAATGAGGTACCTGCATAATGGCACGACGAGGACGATTCACCAGCCCGAATTCGGGCGGACAGAACCTTACCGCGCTAATCACTAGCCTCCTGCGCGAACGAAACTCCGCAGAAGAGCAGGCGTTGCTTGACGCCTATCGAACTGGTACTGCCTATAACGGCGCTGTGCCAACCGCGAATGACATTCAGTCGTTCTACGATCAGTGGGCATCAGCCTCTGGATACACCCCAGGATCACTTGAGTATCAGGCAATATTCCAAAAGAAGTCCGACCTAAATAACTACGACCTCAAGAAGCAGTTCAATGCGTTGATCTCCACATTCAATACGACCGATGGGTCAAACTACCAGGACATCATTGACTTCCTTGGCAATCAGGCGCAGACCTCTACCGATCCAAATGATCTTGCTGATTATTCCAATTCTATTGAGACAACTACCAGCGCCTATTTGAAGTACCAGGGTCAGCGGCTAGTTCGTGGAGAGTTGACGGCTGCTGAGTATCAGAAGATTACCCTTGAGTCCCTTAAGGTGCTAGATCCAGGTAGCACCGCCTACAAGAACGCAGTCTATGATGCTTTCCAGTACGAATGGAACGCAGAAGCAACTAAGTGGCAGAACCGCGTTAAGGCTGGGACTGCAACAAGCGCACAGTTCCGTTCTTGGGCAAGCAGCTTCAAGAATCGAATGGCAGGATCTGGCATTTCCAAGGACAGCGACCTGTATACCTCAGTTGGGGCAAGCATTTCCCAGGCAAGTCTTGCGGTTGGAGATAGCCCAACAAACACGCGACTCAATAAAACACTAAGCACCCTTAACGATGTCTTTAGTCTTGCTCGAACGCAGATTGGCGGTGTAGAGGTTGGCGTTGAAGACATTATGGGCGATCCAAAAGATGTTCTTAAGAATTTGACTAAGAACCCAGACCTTATGGGCCTGTACGCTGAATGGATTGACAACAACAAAGGATCGATTAGCCCAACGCTTACCGCTCTTAAGATTACCGATGGGGCAAGTTTCCGACAGTGGTTTGAGGACACTTTAAAGAGCGGAATCACCGATGCGCAGGCAGTAACTGCTGCTGGTGGCAGTGCTAACTGGGATGACTGGACGGCTGCCGCCACTAGCAACGGCGCACTCACAACTTTTGACGAGTTTGCAGTTGCCAGCAGCAAACACACACGAGATGCGGCTGGTGCCAAGGGTGATGATTCTCTTATTACCTTTTATGACACTGAGTATAAGAAGTTTCTTAACGGAGAAAAATCTTACTACGGAGAACGGCCAGCACTTGAAGGTCTTTACCCACAGCAATTTGCCGTTGTTCAGAACGAAGCAAATGCAATGGACGGATCGCATACAGATGGTTCACTAACCATGACTGGCGCACTTAACGGTGGAGAACCAACTTGGTCAAACGTCCAGTTGACTATTGATAACTCAGCAGCACTTAGTTCTGGACAAGCGGTTAAGGTATGGAATAAAGAGACTGGCCAATTTACCACTGAGCCTCCACGAGCGGCTGGTGCTGCACAGGGTTCTTACCAGTATGTCAGTTTCACTGTTCTTCCCGACGGAACAAAGGTTCCGTCAGTTGTCTCCGTCCTTGGAAAGAAAACTGTTTCTTCTGACGGAATAACGCCAACTGGATTTATCTTTGAGTTGCCAAATAACAAGACCTATGCCGTCAATACTTCTGGCGATGCATATGAGGTAACTGGTTCGGTTCCAGTTTCTGGTGCTAATTATGTTATTGATGATTTTTCTACTGTTGGTCCAGCCACAAGTGATGGAAGACTGCCACTCATTGACACAATTCCCTTTATTCGACAGGGTGCCAATGCTGGAGCATTTAATCTAGCAGATCGAGAGGCTCGACGAGCTGCGCTTACGCAGTATGGCGTAGATGCCGCTGACCTTGATGCTGCTGCACAACTGGCACTAACGGTGTCAGCGGGACTTGACCCAACAGCACGAACAGGAATTGAGGCTGCGTCTCAGGCACTTACTGCTGAGTCAGTCACAATTCGTGCAACCGCACTTGAATCATCTGCGTCCAATGTTGACCAACTAGCGCAAGCTGCTGGTCTTCGTGGCAATCCTGCGGCAGCACAATACAACACGTTTGTGAAACCAAATATGGACAAGTACGAAGAAGTTTCTAAGGGTCTATTTCGGCTAAAGAACCCTGCTGGGGAAATGGGCGCAGATAGAAATGCCTCAGCGCAGAATTTCTACTCTAGGATGGGTGGCCAAACTGGAAATCAAACAGTTGCAGATCTTCCAACAACTGTTGACCTTCGACCAGATTGGGTAAAGAACAGCAATAAGGAGCGCGATGTTTCCGCAGCAGAGCGCATTTTTGCTGGATATGGCGTTCCTTCAACGCAGGCACCTTCAGATAACTTCTTTAGGAATATGCCGACGACGAAGAAGCAGCAGTACGGCTCATTGCCACCTGCGCTTCCGCCAGCAGCAATGGCACCGTCGGTTGTTGTTCCTCCAACCCCTTCTGTTCGTATGCCAGACATTATGGGGCCAGTAATGCCAACTGCACCAGTAGTCGCCCCGCCACCACCGCTATTGCCACCGTCACGCGGCGGCGGCGTTAGGAAGTTGTAATGCCAAGTATCTTTGACAAACCATCGGCAAAGGTTGGAACAACGCAAGTAGCGTCCATTGCCCAGCCTGGGACTTCGGCAAAGGCCGTTCAGTCCGCTGGTCGAATTCAGGTTAGCATTGCTGATCCGTCAAAGTCTATCCAGAAGTCCATTGGCGATGTCAATGCTGGCTTTATTGGAGTGGGCAAGGGCTTGGTATCCGTTGCGGAAAACCTTCCATTTATCGGCGGCATTGCCAAGCCGCTCATTGGATTTGTTGGCTCTATCGCTGACGCGACTATTGGTCAGGGTGTGAGCGCACTAGAAAAGATTCGCATTGGTGACTCTAACTTGGCTCAGGCGGCAGTCAGCGCCCTAGAGGTTGCTGGCACCCCGCTTGCCTTTGGTCTTGATGCCATCTCTGCTCCTGGTCGATTTGTGGAGCAGAAGGTTGCCGAAGCGCGAATTCAGAATACACAGACTGGCAAGCAGGATCTCATTTCTGGTATTTTCGGAGCAGCTCCCAAAGAAGTTATGGCAATGGTGCAGGGCGGCGCCTCTCTTGAGCAGGCTGCCGAACATCTCGCCACAACCAATGCTGGCTATAGCGAGAATGGCCTTGCCAATCTTGGCTGGTCGTTGCTCCTAGACCCAATCAACCTCATCGCCCCTGGTGTTGGAAAAGTTGCATCAATGGGCAAGCAGGCTTCGGTCTTTGCTCGAATTTCAAAGCAAGCTGCACTTGAAGGCGTCGCTGGCGTTGCTGCCAAGGCAGAGGCAGACGCATTCCTCAGCACGTGGGGTTGGGCTGGGAAGGTTCATGATGCTACGGTAAAGACTTTATCGTGGCGACCGCAACTGTTTACCTCTACGCTGGCAAAAGAGGTCGTTGCCGCAACGCCAAAGGTCTACAATATGAAAACGGTTGGCGGGTTCCTAGACGATGTTGCTGCTGCTGGTGGCGTAGACATTGCCGACCGTCTACTCAAGAACTTTGCCGTAACCTCAATGAACGCGGTAAAGTCTGGTGCCGTCCGTGCTGTGACCGCAATCCGACGATCTGGCTCAGAGGACCTTGCTAACACAATTGTTCATCATTTTTGGGATGGTTTAAGCAAGAAGAAAAATCTAGACGAATTGCTGGCTGCACCATACTTTGGGTTTGATAACGTCTCTAACGCATTAAAAACCTATGGTCTAAATGATGAAGATATTATTAAGCTTACCTCAACAATCCAAAATAAGGTGGGGATCCAAAGACTAGATGAATTGGTCAAAGACCCTGAAATCCGCGTTCTCGTAGATTCCCTGGCCAGCAGACATGCTAACTGGACAGTTTCTAATACAAAGGCGTCTATAAAAAATGTTGCGGATAGCCGAGTTGGTGCAGATTCTCGATTGGCTACCGAGGAGATGACCCGCGTCCTCTTTGAGGCAAAGAACGATGTGATTGCTCTTGCCGCAGATCCAGTTCTTGGTGTTCAGGAGTTAACAAAGTATCTAATCAATGGTGGTGGCCTTTCTCCAGAAAGAGCACTTACTGTTGCCCAACGACAGTTTGCCAAGCACGCTGGGGATACTCGCGCATTGACAGATATCCTTGCTATGGCTCGTGGTGCAAACTTCGGTCAAGCAGCACGCAAGCTCGCCGCTGTTCGCAGCCTCTTCCCAAAGGGAGACCCGTTTGCCAAGTTAACCATCACCTCACAGCGCAGCCTGACAAGGGCAGAGGTTGAGGCGACCATCAAGCGCGTTGACGGCTTGAAGGCGAAGTTGAAGCAGGCTGCCAAGGATGGCGACACTGCCACGCAGAAGGCAGTAAAGGTTGAACTGAAGGCAGAGGCTGACCGATTGGTTCAGGGGTACGATGAGTTTGCCGCTCAGTTTGGCACCAATGGACTCCATACCTACGATGAAGTCTTTGACTTCCTGAATAAGGCTCCAAACCTTACGGTCCGCGAACTAAGCAAGTCACAGCGAGCACGCATTGCTGCTGAGGCCGTTAGCGATGACGCTGTTCGCCAGGTTGATGCGCTGGACAAGGAACTTACCGCGATGGGCTATCGCCTTGGCGTTGCCCCAGAAGATGACATTGCCCGCGTTACCACAATGGTAACGGACCACTTTGGCAATGAAAAGTTTGTTGAGATGACGATGCCATTTGCCGATACGATTGACCACGTGGCCATTGATGCCATTGACAACGCTGGGGTTGCGCTTCGCCCAAGCCGACTTGGTCGCATCTTTGACCGTGTATCTCGACCATTCGGCGCAGAGGTCACTAAGAATGTTGTGGCTGAACGATTTGTGACTAATATGGTTGGAAAATATGGCATCTCCGTCAACAAGGCTCGCCGCATCTTGGCTGAGGTCAATAACCTTGCCGCTCGTAAGGGCGTGCAGGTGAAGGCACTGCTTGCCGACAGCAACGAGTTGGAACAGATTTTCCGACGACCAGATATGATGGGCGATGCCTATGGTGATGTCTTGGATAAGGGAAGCACCGCCTTTAAGGAAGTGCTTGATGCCGCTGCTGGTGACCTTGCTTCTGCTGGTCTGACTAGCGGATTTACTGGTCGAGTGAAGGCAGTATTCCCAGCCATCACCCTGCTGACCGACAAAATTTACCCAGAGGTTCGCTTCGGTTCCCTTAACCCATTCTTCAACTTGGTTCTTGAGCGCATTGAGACGGCAACACAAAAGATTATTTACGGAATTCGAAAAGAAGCTGCCAATGAGATGACCCAAGAAATCACTGGGACATCACTTCGACGAGCATATCTTGACCCGCGCAATGTAAACCGTGAGATTGCCGATGGGCAACTGTACATGGCCTCTCGCGCCAACCGAAATACCGCCGCTGCCATTGAAACCGCGACAAACTTTAAGCAACGTTCAGAGAAGTACATTAAGGAATTGCTTTCTGTAAAGCGGGTTCGTAACGAAAAGGAAATTGCACGAGACACAATGGCAGATAAATTTGCTGCCGATGAGTTTCTGGATGTGCTAGACCGTGCAGTTCCTGGGAAAATGGAAGAGTTTGCAATTCATTATGGGACAACCAACGCAAGAGATACTTTTACAATGCTGCTAGAAGAATACATGATTCAATATGATCCAATCCGACTGGCAGAGTATGTTGCCGAAACTGGAACAAAGGTTCGCGGACTTGTGTCCAAAGAACTCGTTGCAAAGATGGGTGCCGAAGAAGCACAGGCCCTTGCCGATGCCGTTGTTGGTGCCTATGAAGTGGCAATCCTTAAGGGAAGCCGAGCTGCGGATAAGGCTCAATACTTCGCCAGCCAGCGCACTTGGCTTGAGCGCAGTCTTAACCACCCATTCCTAGCCATCTACCCATATTCCTACATGACACAGAAGGTCATCCCAATGATGATGCGCCTCATGTTCCTTACCCCAAATCCGTTTGGCAAAGGTCGGTTAGTAATGCCAGGACTTGGATATGCAAAGTATCAGAATTTCCTAGAGTATGCCAACAATCGAGTAAACAGCGATGAGACGCTACTGGATCAGTTGCTTCAGAATGATGCGATTCTCTATGTGTTCTCGACGTTGCTCCCTGCAACGCCAGACAACATGGGATTCTCAGCTCCATCGTGGCTACGCCGTGGATTCATTCAGCCAGCCCTTCGTGGTCAGGCACTCACCCCTGGCCAGATTGCCCCAACGCTCACTGAGGCAGTCTCTCAGTTGGGTCGAGGAACGGTGCTTGGCCAAGGTCGCACAATGCTTGAAGGACTTCAGGCAGTGCAGGATACGACAAAGGTCAATCAAGGTGTTAGTGATTTTATCCAATCAGGCGCACAGGATATTCAGGACACAGTTCTGAGCCTGCGCGGTAACTAAAAAAATAAACCCCTGACGCTGTGTCGGGGTGGGTTGTAAAGAAGGAGAAAATGCTGTGGCTGAAGAAGTCGTGAACAGCGTCGTAGACCAGTCGGCTGAGGTAGTTGCCCCAGAGGTAGCTACTGTGCCCACTGAGAACGACGGTGATGTCGCCACTTGGAAGAAGCGTCTAGCAGGCAAGGATCAGGCGCTCACCGCTGCTAAGAAGGAACTTGATGATATCAAGTCCAAGGCAGAGGAACTCTCTCGCTGGAAGGCAGAGCAGGAGCAGGCTCAGATGACGGAGTTCGAGAAGGCGCAAGCCAAGATTCGAGATCTAGAGTCAAAGGCCGCTGCTGCCGAGGCATCAGCAAAAGAGGAGCGACTAGCGCGGGAATTCCCTCTCGCTTACCAGTTCCAGAAGGATACCAGTGGTCTTGATGAATCATCCCGCGCTGCTGCGTTGGAGAAGTTTATCCGAGATGCCGCTGAAGTAGCCAAGGAACAGGTCGAGACGGCACCCGCCATCGTTGATCCAAACAATGCGCGTCGGGCAACCGCTGCGCCAACTACTAAGCCAGATTCCAAGAGCATCTCTGAGAAGCTCAAGGGACTGGGTAATCCATTCGCTGATTAGGAAGGAGTAGCTTCATGGCTACCACAACCACCAGCACGTCAGGTTTTTCTGACCTCGTACAGGAACTTGTTTCTGCACGAGCGGAAGAGGAACTGCGCGCACGTGCAGTCCACGCGATGCCAGGGCTTTATGTCCCTGCTCGCTTTATCAAGGGAACAAACACCCTCCGCTACGCTCGTTATGCTGACCTTGGTGTCAACACGACGCCGCTCACGGAAGGCGCCGCACCAGTTGACCAGGCTCTGACGATTTCATCCGAGTTCTTTACTGCAACGCAGTACGGCTCGACGGTTGCAATCTCGGATCTTGCCAACATTGACTCGCCACATGACCTCATCAGCATTGCTGCTGAGCGCGTGGCGTATCAGGCAGTTCGTTCGATGGATCAGATTGTCCGCGACAACCTGCACTCGAACGCGGCAACATCTGCCATCTTCAGTGCAACCGCATCGAGCACCCTCACCCAGAACGGCGCGAACAGCTCCGTTGCTACTGCTGGTGTTCTTAATGGTACCTTTGTCAAGCAGATCGTTGCTCGACTCAAGGGTGCCAACGTTCCTCAGTTCGCTGATGGCACGTATCGCGCAATCATCCATCCTTCACAGGAGTATGACTTGATCAGCGATACCGCCGTAAACGGCTGGATTGAGTCGCGCAAGTACGTGGACAACACCAACCTGCTCACGGGCGAGATTGGTATGTTCGCTGGCGTGCGTTTCATCGTGTCTTCGGACGCCAAGGTCTACACGACCGCTGGTGCTTCGGCTGGCAACGTGTACGCCGCCCTGTTCCTTGGCCCTGACGCCTACGCAATTGGCGACAGCCAGACCCTCCAGAGCTACTTCGTTGCTCCTGGTGGCGACCACACCGACCCACTCGCGCAGAAGGCGCTGTTGGGTTACAAGATGCGTTTCGGCTCCCTCCTCCTCGATGAGGCAGGCGCCCGCTACCGCGTCATCAAGACCCAGGCCACGGTCGGAGTCTAATCGGTTGGGACGCCGATACCCCCGTCCAGTCTTTGACTGGGCGGGGGAGTCCCGCTAGAATCAACGGAGAGGCACGCCAGACGAGCCAGGAGGCTCGAAAAGGTCAGGGTGGTACCTAGATACCCCCAGAGGGTCGAATATGCTGAAAGTCCTAGTTTGGGGACACGTAGAAGACGGTCCCTGCGCCTACTTCCGTGGGCATCAATTCGTTGAAGAACTTAAGAAGCTCGGCGTAGAGTATCGCGGTCTGAACAAGGTCGGGATGAAGGTCAAAGAGGGCGGAGAAAATCTGCTTCTCCCTGAAGCAATGGCTAAAGGCCTTGTGGACTTTGACACCTCCGATGTGGACTGGGCAGATGTTGTCGTCTTCCGCCGCTACTACAACACCACGATCTGCTGCAAGACAGAAGAGTGCCAGTTTGTCACCTTCTCCTACGCAGAGGCAATGAAGCATGAGCATGGCTGGAAAGAACGCGATCTTATTACGCGGCTCCTCTGGCCCACTTTCCAGTATGCCAACCACGGCAAGGCTATCATCTACGAGACCGACGATGATCACTTCAACATCAAACCGTGGAATGGCTATATCAAAGATGTGATTCCAGAATACGAGATGATTGAGCAGATGGCAAAGCGTGCCGATCTGGTCACCACTTCTACCAGCACTATCGCTCGGCGGTATGCACGATTCAATGACAATATTCGTGTCATTCGGAATGCCATTGACCCAGAGTTGTACAAGCCAACGGTTGAGCGACCAGCAGGCGACAAGCCACGGGTTGTTTACTACGGCAGCACCGCTCGACTCCGCGATTACGCTGGGTACCCAGAAGGTCCACGCGGAAAGATCTCTGGCGGCTACGCTGGCAAGGCGGTCATGGACCTTCGTAAGGAACTACAGACCGTCTTTCTTGGGACTAATGCTGGCACAGAGTCAGTCGTAGCCCAGTTCTTTCAAGAGCAGTATGGCTACGTTGAGGGCATCAACAAGTTCTGCGAGACCCTCGCCAATACCCACCCAGACATCGGCATTGCCCCACTGATGGGCGATAACTTTGATCAAGCCAAGTCTGAACTTCACTGGCTTGAATACGCCCTGACGGGAGCCGCCTTCATTGGCGAGCGGTTCCGTGGCGATGGTCCATACCAGATGGTTCGCGAAGGGGTAGACGGAATGCTTGCCCGTGGTCGCGGAGAATGGTACGACGCAATGAAAAAGCTCACACGCAGCAAGGATCTGCGAGAACAACTCGCAGGTGCGGCGCGTGAGCGGGTGCTAAAGGAATATCACTACAAAGATCGAGCAAAGGAATGGGCAGACGCTTTCAAGTGGGCTGCTGAAAACAAGGGTAAAGGAGTGAAAGTAGCATAATGGCTGTAGTAAGTTTTTCAACGCTTCTGAGTTCGCTAAGGCTCTCGCTTCGTGACCCAAATAGCACGACGTGGACAGATGGGCAACTTGGAGAACTCATTAACCGTGGCATTGATGCCATTGGTGACATCTATCAATCAGAGACTATTCAGTCTACTGCATTCACGCAACCTGTAAGCGGTTCTGTTTTTTCGGTTGCTCTAACGACAGTAACCTGGCCAATCCGAGTGGATGTTTATGACGAAAGCGGGAAATATCGTGAGACGGTTCGACCCTCGTCTGGCGATGGCCCCGATTCGGGTTGGGAGGCGCATGGAGGAATCCTGTATCTCCCAACCCGCTACACCCTTCCAGCCTCTACTGGCACATTGAACATTGTCGGTTATGGCGATTGGACGCAGCTTAATACATCTGTGTCGTCTTCAACAACCAATCTTGATACGACGGCACAGAATGCGGTCAAGGTCTTTGTTGAGGCTGAGGCGCTCACGATGCTGACCTTTGACCGAGCGCAGTACCAGCAGTGGCAGGTCTCTGCTGGCTCGTCGGACATCTCTGCCCTTGGCATGAACAACCTTGCCCTTGCTGCACAGCAGCGTTGGCGACAGGAGAAGAACCGTATTCGACGACTCCGCAAGGGAGGCTGATCGTGGATTTCAACAGGCAAATCAATATTGCTACGGGTACGGCTACCTCTGCGTATCTCAATCTCAATAGCATCACGACTGCCCCAACGTTTGGAACGCCATTTAGCGGTTATCTGACCGAGAGTGTTTCGTATGCTAATACGAACGTTTCTGGGTTTATTGATCCGTTGGCGCAGCGCGATGGGTCTGAGGCAAACATTGCCACACTAAGCAATCGGCAAATCCAAATGATTGTCCAGGTATACGGATCATCGGCGGCAGATTTCTACGATAAGCTCAATGGCCTCAACTCGGCATTTCAACCATACCCGTCATTTGCCTCAAGCGATGACGGGTTTCGTGCGTTGAGGTTTGATCAGGCAACCGTCAGCACGTCATCTTTTAGCACTGGCTTTATCCCGCTATACCTTAATGTTCGACCAGTAAACTTGCCAACGTACAACTTGAAAAATGATCTTGTAACCCCACGGACAGACGAGCGTGGTGTTTCTACTAAGGCAGCTATCTCGCTTGTGGCTAAAGATCCACGAAAGATTAATCAGAATGCAAAGACTGGCACCCTTGCCATTGGGTCAAACACGCTCACAAACAATGGCAATTATGTAGCGTACCCAACGATTACCTTTGTTAACACTGGGTCGCAGCAGACAGCAACAATCTCAACATCGAGTTGGACATCGGTGATTGTCATTGCCGCTTCCGCGACAACAATCCTGAACAGTACAACTAGGTCGGTGACGGTTGCTGGCTCATTGCAGATGAACTATATCCTTGACGGCACGACCTCTTTGCCAAACCTATATTCAGGTTCCAACGCTATAACGCTGTCATCGTTAACAAATACAACTATTACCTACACCTTTAATGAGGCTTGGTTGTGAACGATCAGAAGAAGTTTCGCCTTATCCTTTGGAGTGCGTCAACTTCTGGCTGGCGGGACCAGCAAGTTGCTGTTGTCTATGATGCGAAATCAATCGCCGTTGAGGAGCACGCTAACGATGTTGGCTCTGCATACTGGACGCTAAACAACGATCACCCACAGATTGCTCAGTTTCAACCGCTGCGTCGGCACTACGAGATCAGTCGATGGTCTGACACTCGCAGCAGGTGGGAGTTTGTTGGAGCTGGAATACTCAATGATTATACCTCTACTGAATATGAAACGACATTTAGCGGCATTGATTATAAGGCCGTTCTAAACCAGATCTTTACTCCACTTTCAAATATTACCTTCTCTTCATCTACGCCGCTAAATCCGAACATTGCAAGCATTTCAATCCCAACAGTCTTTAATCAAACGGACGGGGCTATCGGAAAAGACAATATTAACGGAACTACATATACCAGCACTGGCAATGCTTATTATGACTACACACCATCCTCAGCTTTAACTTTTAATTCGGCGTCTATTAGCGCAATTGCCCAAACAACAAAGACTATTGTTGCGGATGCAAAGACTGCCAGCGTAGTGACTCCTTATGTGCGAGTTACCTATTCCGCCACATGGCTCTCTGGAACAACGGCGGGATTCTTGGCCACTCCACAATGGCGATTCCGAATCAATGCTTCCCCACCTGGGCAGATCGATTCTGGAAATCCACCTATTGGTGATTACGGAAAGTTGGCAGAATTCAGTGTGCCAGCAGATGGCTCAACTGGAACTTCAAAGTTTTCTGTGACAAATAGATCAGTTGATTTTTTTCCCTATGAGTCAAAACAGGAACTTCGGACAGCATTGATTGCCCTTGGTGCCACAACAGCATCTATTGATACTGCCATGCCAGATGCAGTTTCTGCAACTGGTATTTCCGCAAGCAATTATACAACAGGAATTCTTACTGGATGGTCACTCCGTAAGGGTCTTACTTATTCATTTCAGATTTATGGAGCTATTCACCGAACTTCTGGTGGTGTTAGCGCAAGCAATAACCCAACATGGTACGGAACATTGGCTGGAAAACAAATTGTAGAAACCACTGTTGGGCAAGGAGATGAAGATGTTTCAACAGTAATCCAGCGTGTTTTCAGCAATGCAAAGACAAGTTCATCAAGTTCTCGAATTAGATATGCTTCACTTAGTGTTAGCGGATCAACCTATACGACGCACACAACCTACTCTGCTGGTCAGCCAACGCTAGATTATATCGGTGATCTCTGCGACCTTGAAATGGGCGCACGCGGCGGTGGCTCAAAGGCAATATTCGGCATTGATAAACCTATTGCTGGTTCAGCGTATAGCGGAAACTTCAAACTATCGTTGAATGTATCTAGCACCGCGATTACCACGGGGCCATCATTGAAGTATCCAGAAAACATTAAAGCGTATTCATTCTCTCCTGGATTTGCAAAAGTCCGCAATAACATTACCGTTGTCCCAACAGAGAAATACCTTAGTGGATCAACTGGTCAGGGTGCATCTGGAGCGCAGATCATCGGAGCGTCAGCTTCTGATAGTGCCAGCATCTCAGCCTATGGGAACATTCCCCTTGTTGCCGCTAAAGGTGGATTCGTTAATGCTGCATCGGCACAAAACGAAGCCAATCGAATGCTTACGCTTTATGCCTCTCTTGATACAACAGTATCTCCAAGCGTTCCCAAGAACACCAAGCAGGTTTCTCTTAGAGTTACCGTAGATGGCATTGATCCATTCTACAAATGGGATGTCGGGGATTCCATTGGCGTAAATGTTGAACACGGCTTGGTGAATATCAATGAGCCGTTTGTCATCTCTGGGGCAAGATGGTTTGGTGAATCCAATGGCCGAGAACTATTGGAACTTGATCTAGTCCAAGGCTCCTCCTTTGCCGCTGCGTTTGGCGGTGGTGGCAACCAATCCGTTTCTGGAGCACCTGCTGCCAGCATTGGTAGTCCAGGTGCTGTCACTCCACAATTCATTAGGAATTCCCGTTCATGACAGGGAGCCAGTTTAGCACACTCCTTAATGCCATTGAGGATGTCCGCAAAGACCTCTCTGCCAAGCTGGACTCCATTGAGGAGCGCCTTCGAATTGTTGAGGTAGATCAGGCAAAGGCTTCTGCCATTGTGGAAAACAACAATGATCGCACGATTGGTGTACAATGGAAGATAGGGATTACTGTGTCCGCTGTGGGCGTGGTAGCAACCCTGATCGTAAGCCTATTACCGTAGGCTGGGAGTATACATGAGTCTAGAACAGGACATCCACGAGCTTCGGCAACTGGGCCTTTCGTTCTCGATCATCGGTAACCGTGTCGGTCTTTCCAAAGACCAAGCCCAGAAGCGATACCAGAAGTTCCTCCTTGAAAACCCCCTCCCCCACACCCCCTCCCCAGAGGGGGACTGGTCTTCTTTAGAGGGGGATCGGTCTTTTAGAGGAGGGCTAGTTAAGAGAGATACCCCCCCTTACCCCCCCAAGGTTGAGGATCTTATCACACCAGTAGAGCCAGTGCAACTAGACTACATTCCAAGGATTGGCTCTCGTGAGGAAACCACGAACGAACTGGTTGTTGCAGCGGGGGACTTCCAGTTCCCTTTTGAAGACCCAGAGGTCTACGCATCCTTCCTCACGTTCCTTGCAGCAGAGCGACCAGATCGCATCGTGCTAACAGGTGACATCCTAGACCTCACGGCGGTGTCGGCGTATGACCGAGACCCACGGCTAGGGATGCCAGTGCAGGAAGAACTCAACCACACACACCGACGACTCGCAGAGATCCGCGCATCGGCTGGGCCAGAAGCGCAGATCTTTTTCTTGTACGGCAACCACGAAGCTCGCCTCTCCAAGTGGCTGGCGAAGCGTGCGCCTGAGTTGGTTGGCATGACCGACTCCGAAGGTCGAGAGATTCTATCGCTGGCAAACCTGCTTCGGTTGGACACGCTGAACATTACGCCGTGTCTCTCTGAGGGTTTGGCGTTTGCTGGACCAGAGCACTTCCGCTCGTACTACCAAATCGCCCCAGACCTCATCGCCACGCACGGGACCTACTCCCGCAGCACGGGCGGTGGCGCAAGCATCCTGCCAATTGTGGATGCCGCTGGTGTCTCCGTCGTTGGTGGTCACGACCATTCGCAAGGTGTGGCGTTCAAGACGGTCGGCGGATTCGCTGGCATTGAGCAGCGTCGTACTGCCGCCATCTCCACGGGAATGATGTGCCGACGGACGGAGTTGGGCTACCTTGCCCAACACCAGGTCAGCCGCTGGGCTGCTGGCTTTGCGGTCATTGAACTGTGGGGTGAAGAGGCTGGCCAGTGGCAGCCTGACTTCGCATCGTGGACAGGGACGGAACTGGTGTGGCGTGGAAAACGTTACCAGCCCAAGAGTGTGGTAAAGTAATCACAACAAATCCATAACGAAAGGGTCGAGATGATAGGGGTCGTAGGTACTGGGCAAGTAGCCCAACACGTTCTTGCAGAGCTGCGCCGTCGGGCGCTGCCACATATTGTCTTCTCACGCTCGGCTGCGCCTATTGGCGAGTCGGGCGTTTCTGTTTTGTACACGGAAACAACCCTACCTGACTTGCTCAGGGAGCACAAGGTGACGAGCGTCATCAACTGCGCGGCGCAGCGGGACATCGTTGCCTGCGAGAAAGATCCAGGGTCGGCGGTTACGGCGAACGTTGTCTTGCCAACCATCATTGGCCAGCACGTCCGTCAGGTGTACATCAGCACCGACTACGTGTTTGACCGCAACGAAGAGTGCCGCCCACTCACGGAGTTCACCGAGAGCAAGGGCGCACTTAGCATCTACGGCACCACCAAGTGGAAGGGTGAGCAGATGGTGCTTGCCAACAACGGTGTCGTGGCACGGATCAGCAGCCCATGGGGGCTGTATCCGTCGCCGTTCAAGCCACACTTCGCTGACTTTGCGATCATGAGTCCAAACACACTAGACCTACCGAATGACCAACACTTCAACCCAACGTACCTGCCCGATGTGGTCGGCACGATGGTGGATTTGGCAATCGACGAGCAGTACAACGGCATCTACCACTTGGTCTCCAGCGGCAGGACGGACTGGGCAGCCTTTGCTCAGATTGCTCGCAGGTTCCGCAAGAATAAGCAGAAGGTCACTGGCTCCGCTCGCAACGACAAGACGCGACCGAGGCATGGTGCGTTGCTAAACGGCAGGCTCCTACCGTTCCGACATTGGATGATTGCTATGGAAGAATATTGCAGAGGCCAGTTGGCTGAAGAAAGGATTACGCGATGAAGGCACTAATCGTTGGGCATCGTGGCTACCTAGGGCCACTCGTCGTCAAGCACCTCAAGCGTGGTGGCGTCACCGTCCACGGGCTGGATGAAGACTGGTACACCGAGACCCTCAACGGGCTGAAGGGCGAGCACGTGCCACACAGCGAGCGCAACGGGCTGGATGCTCGGCTGGTCGACCTTGACCCGCTTGGCTCTTACGATGTGATTGTCTGGCTGGCTGCTGTCTCCAACGACCCGCTGGGCGAACTCAATGTCCTAGACACGCAGTGGTCTAACTACGAGCAGCCGATGCTCCAGGCGAAGCGGTTCTGGCACGAGAACCCATCGGGCAAGTTCATCTACATCTCGTCGGCATCCGTCTACGGAGCTGGTGAAACCCAACCATCTACGGAGTTGTCGCCAGTCAACCCCCTCTCTGCTTATGGTCGCACCAAGGCAGCGATGGATGCGTGGCTGCTGGGGCAGGAGCACCACCCGTGGGTGTCCTTGCGCCTTGGCACGCTCTGGGGTGAGTCTCCCAATATGCGCCGCGATCTTGTGGTCAACGCCTTTATCTGGGAAGCCATCCACAATGGCGTGATCAAACCAGCGTCGGATGCTCGGCGTCCGATTCTCAACGTGGACGACGCGGCGTGGTGCATTGCCCTTGCCGCCCTTAGCCCAGCCGTCCGTGGTATCCTCAATGTCTGCTCCGAGAACATCACGGTATATGATCTGGCCAGTCGAGTTGGCGATGCGCTCGGTGTTCGTGTAGAGTACGGTAGTGGAGACGGCGACCGCCGTGACTACCACATGGACAATGCGCGAGCGTTGTACAACTTGGAGATTAGGGAGGGCGAGTTGAAGACGACACACAATCCAGACAACCTCTGGCGCGTAGACCGTTGTCTGCGGGGCTATGACGGCTATCTTCCAACGCGCACGGATATGTACAGGAAGTTGCTAGGCGAATGAACGTCTCGCAGGTTCTTGACCTTGCGCTAAAAGAGAAAGCCAAGATTGGTCGACCATCGGCTCGCCGTTGGCGTGGCTCCCTATTGGGTGCCTGTGTCCGACAGCAGTGGTACAACGCCGAGAAAGTAGAGCCAAGCAACCCATTCCCTGACAGCCTGTACCGAGTCTTTGAGCGCGGCCACGTTGTTGCTGAAGTTCTCAACCGAGCTGGGCGGGAAGCCGAGCGGCTCGGTATCGTGGAATCCTTCCAAGAGGAAGTGCCACTGGTCTGGGACGAGTACAACTTCTCTGGCAACGCCGATGCCGTTGTCTTGCGAAAGGATGGGATCTATGAGGTCTGGGAGTACAAGTCGATCAACAGCCGTGGGATGCAGTACCTCAAGGGCGTCAAGCCAGAGCACGCAATCCAGGCGTCCATCTATGCACATATCTTGGAGTTGCAGACGGGTGATCCGCACGAAGCCCGTGTGGTCTATGTCGCCGCCGACAATTTCCAGATTGTGGAGTACACGCTGGACAGGGCGTGGCGCGATAGAGCTATGAGGGTTCTTCGTGTGCTACAATACTTTGGTGAGCGGAAGCCGCCCCGTTTGCCGTCCCGTAAGGGAAAGGATATGAAGGCGGAGTGGCCCTGCAAGGGCTGCCAGTGGTTGAAGGAGTGTAGAGGATGACGCAGCCAATCAAACTCGCGGCGAAGATCGCCAAGGTTATGGAAGCGGTAGGGTACGTTGCCAAGACGGGAACGAACTCGGCGCAGGGATACAAGTTCGTGCAGGCATCGGCAGTTGCCGACAAGGTGCGCGAGCAGTTGTCAAAGCTGAGCGTCTCGATGACGCCAACCAACATTGATGTGATCAGCGAAGGGGTTACCCCTAGCGGCAAGCAGGCGCTGCTGACGCTCCGCTTCACATGGACGCTGACGGATGGCGAGACGGGCGAGACCCTATCGTTCCAGTCCATCGGCACGGGCGCAGACTCAGGCGACAAGGCGGCGTACAAGGCTGCTACTGGCGCTCTGAAGTACGCGCTGCTCACTGGGTTCCTCATCCCAACGGGTGATGATCCAGAAGCAGACATTGCAACCGACAAGGTTTCGTCGGCAGCGAAGGCGTTGTTTGGGGATCAGGAGCGCACTGCTCCAGCCCCAGCGAAGAAGGTTGAAGTAGGGGAGTTTGACTTCTAATGACTGAGAACAAGCGCGGCCCACAGGTCGCAGTTGACGTATGGCTCTCTGACAAGAAGGAGCCGAAGGAAAAGACGTTCCAGAGTGGAACGACTGCCTATGAGTTCTTTGCCAGCCGTAGTACGGAAGAGTACACCACGTGGCGTGCGCTTCCACGCGAAGGCAAGCCAGAAGCCCCAGAGAACAAGTATGTCTACGTGACGCTCACCGTCTTTGACAAGAAGACGCAGGAGCATCTCTACAAGATCTACTACAAGGTGCAGGAGGCTCGCGCAAAGAACCCAAACGAGAAGCGACCGAACCTGCACGTCACGGGCGAGCTACGCAATGCTCGCATCTATGAGGGCAAGTCATACGAGGACATCACTGTCCGCGACTGCTCGCCATTGATCTGGACTCCTGCGGAGCAGGCGTGATCTCCACGCCAGAGGGCGCAGTAGCAGCCGCTACCTGTGCGCTGGCGCGTATCTCGACATTCAAGTCTCAGGGTCAGCACAACGAAGGCTGCTCGTTCTGCAAGATTGATCCGCGAGACCTTTGCCGAATGGTGGCTGAGTTCATGGACAACTCCGCGAACACGGCTGCCATTCGGCTCTACGAAAACAGCACGTCACAGAAACTGATGGAGTCAATGTGGCAGTAAAGAAGGTAGCCAAGACAGAGGGAAAGAAGGCCGCAGTATGGCTAAATCCTGTCTGCTCTGAGTGCGCTACGGACATTGAGAAGGAAGCCGACGCAATAAAGGTGAAGCTCATCTTCTGGATTCCAGAAGGTAGGCGCACAGGTTGGCGTTGGCAGCATCGAGTATGTCCGAAGAAATAAGGCGCGACGGTCGCTTCCTGGATGACAACCTAGAGTTGATCCAGCAAGAGGATGTCTGCTGGGCTGCGGATACCAAGATGTTTCGCGTCTGGGCATTCCTCTCGCGGCGCTACCTAGATGAAGGTATCAAGCCACCAGAGGGCTGGTTCTTCTTGAGAGAAACGATTGAGAATAGGGTTCTCAACAAGCAGTTGCTTGAGGCTGGAGCCATTGAGTTGGGCGAGAAGGTCAACCTAGGTGACGGTCGCAGAGCACAGACAGCGAGGTTACTCCGTGGGTAAGATGAAAGACCTAGCCATTGACGAGGCAAACAGGGAGCGGTCAGTTCGTGGCAAGCGTGCGCGTCAGCGCGGCAATGCCTTTGAGCGTGAGGTCGCCACTCGACTGAACGGACAACGCACTGGGATGTACGGCGGCAAGGACGACGTGCAGGCTGGCGTGTTTGTGGTGCAGTGCAAGGTTGGCCTCTCCTATCCAGAGCGTCTGGATAAGTGGCTTCGTGAACTAAAGCCGAAGGCTGGGCAGTTGCCCGTGCTAGTGGTCGGAGATTCCCCTGGTGCTGGTACACGGCGCAGGGCATTAGCGGTCGTTGACTTTGACGACTTTGTAGCATGGTTTGGAAAGGTGGAATCAAGTGAGCTTTGAACCGTCGATCATTAAGGGAAGCGTTCATACGGATGCACGCGGGTTCTTTACCGAAGTCCTGAAGGACTTCGGCTTCCGACAGATCAACATGAGTTGGTCGAAGAAGGGAACGGTTCGCGGCATCCACGCCCAGCGTCAGATGTCCAAGGCCATGTGGCTTTCGTCTGGCAAGGCAACCATTTTCGCAGTCAACCTTGACCCAGCGTCGGCGCTCTTTGGCAAGACGATTGCTGAGGAGATGGTGGCTGGGGATGGCAAGGTCTTCTTCGCTCCGTGGTGGTGGGGTCGTGGCTTCCTCGCACTTGAGGATACGACTGTGACCTACGCAACGACAGA